CCAAATTCTACTTGGAAGTTTGATACCATGCGTACAAACTGCAGGACAAAACGGCGTATTTGGCCATCATAGGCAAATTGAACTGGCATTAATTATCTGCTTTCGGTGTTAGTACACGACTCAGCGGTTGACGCTCATTATGCGTCACGCCGTCAGCGTCTGTGTAAGTGTTAGTATTATTTACATAACTACCACGTTGTGTTTTATTATCTGTGCCTGGAGTTAATGAAGTTCTTACACTATCTTCTACACGAGCCCAATGACGTCCACTATAACGAAATAAACGATTTGGTAAGTAATCCAAACGCAAGAAATATTCCCCCTCGGTTGGATTGGCAGGAAATGCAACACCGGCACCAGTGGCTAAACCATTTGGAGCAACACCATCGCCAGTTAAATAACCAGACACCTTGCGTAATGGACTTGACACACCTGAATCCGCGGTAGGACTAGTATTGCCGGAGTTGATACTGGCATTGTCAGCAGTGATGGGAGCACCGATTGGATCACTGCCACGTGCAGTGGTCGGCAAAGTAAAAATTGGACTGGTATCGTAACCACTTTTGGGTACGTCGATCTCGGCCTGAGTAATAATACTTTGATTGATATCCAAGAATGTGTTGTAGGTACTTAAAATTTGTCCCACTGGAGTATCTGTGGTATCGCTGGCTGCAATATTATCCAAGATATCTTTGTACTCTTGACTGTCTACCAGCGGGTTAAGTTTAACTCTCCACAGGTGTGGCCACCAAGTGGGACTGAATCCTTCGCTTGCAAAACTGGCATCACCAACCACATAGTAACGTTTTAATGCCGCAGGCAAATCTCCGTCTAAGGCATCGTAATCTTTTAGGTGTTGTAGCTCTAGCACATCGCCGGCTATGAGCTTACGACCAATCTGATCAACCATGTCACGCAAATGAAACACCATGAAGATTGTACCAGTTTGCAGGAACAGGCCAAATTGGCTTAGATCAAAGTCTTGATCAGCACGTTGATAGATACCACGCATTTTATAAACATCACGATCATACTTGCGATCACGATTTTCTAACCACAGCAAGTCTTGTATGTTTTGTTCACTTTGGTTAGCGTAACTGGGTTTGGTAGCATCCGGGCCAAAGCCAACAGTTGTTCCGCTGGCCACAGCAGATGTGGTCACTGTGTTTAATGTTACTGTGGTTGCGGTTTTGCTGGCTACCTGTGCTCCAGCAGGAATGCCAGGCCCAAATGCAAAATCTTTGACATTAATTCCAGTAGTATTGGAAAAACTCAAATCAAAATCTTCAGATGCTTGTGCGGCGCTGGTGGCTTTGTTGGTGCCCTGGGTATTTACGCCCAGGTATTTGTTGACCAGGATACCCGTACCACCAATGGTAAACATTTCGGATATGCGTCTATCCATGAACTTGTAATCATTTGAGTGTTTACCATCTTGCCAAAGGCTTAAACGTGGCATATAGAATCCTGTTAATTGTAGTATTTATCGTGGCTTGACCCATAAATCCTTTTAATGTATAATGTTGTTATGGACCCGGATATCAAGTATCGTTTGGACCAGGCTTTTTTCACTATAGTTAAATTGCCCGGACATCAAAGCACAGATTTGAAAAAGATCTGGAAGAATTGCCATGATATACAGCGTGAAATAAGTAAAGAAGAAATTAACTGTCGCAAAGTAGGAAAAAATACTGTACAATACAAAGAACTTAATGATAAATTATTAGAAACATTGACAACACTGGAACAGTATATTGTTTTAGCCACACTATTAAACTAAGGATTCACTATGGCAAATATCAAAATCAACGGTAAAACAAGCAAGACTAAAAAAGCAGCACCCAGAAACAGTTTATTACTTGATGAAAAGTACATAGGCGAAGAACCCAAGTGGGACACTGAACGTGCCAAGGCCATGTCGTTCGAAGAATTTGACCACTTCATGCGTAAGAGCTTGACCTATTACAATTATTTCTATACTCAAAAGGATTTAAAAAAGCACGTGGTTGCCTGGATGAAAGTGGTCAAGGACTTCGATGCCGATGAAATCCGAGCATTCGAACGTGCCAGCGACCGTACAGTAAGCATGACCACTTGCGGACTCATCATGGCACATCGCCAAGGCATGCCTTTACAGGAACGACACATCGAGTTCATTGATGCCAACATACTTGAAAGCATCAACAGTAAAAGTGCAGAAGAAGTTGTTGAAGTTGTGGTAGAAGAAAAACCCCGAGCCCATGTTCCTACCATCCAGGACAGACTAAACGAAAAAACAGCCGACACCATCGGCGAACTAGAAGGACACTATGATGAATTTATTGCAAATCCCAAGTATCAGTTCAAGCCTTATGATTATCTTGTGGCCAACAATGTCCCTCAAAGTCAGTTAAGCAAGTACGAAGCAGTATATCAAGCCAGGTTCGATGAACTTAAACTGGCATTTGAACGAGCCGACGAACAGCTACAAGAAGGATACAGCCATTATAAAACCGCAGACTTCAAACGTATATTTGCTTTTATTGATCAAATCCTAAACGACATTATTCAATATCGCGGAGTTAAAAAAGCCACCAAGAAGGTACGTGCTCCTAAATCGGTAAGCAAAGAAAAAGTAGTCAGCAAGCTCAAGTATGCCCGAGAAGACAAGGTCATGCGACTGATCAGCGTCAATCCCGCAGACATCATTGGCGCACAAGAGCTATGGGTTTATAATACCAAAACACGCAAGCTGGGCAAGTACATAGCTGACAGTTTAAAAGGACCCTTAAACGTCAAAGGAACCGGCATTATTGGCTACGATGAACACAGATCTACGTCAAAAACACTACGTAAACCCGAGGAAAAGCTCAAGGAGTTTGCTCGTGCTACCAAAGTGGAGTTGCGTAAGTTCTTGGACAATATCAAAGCCACAGAAACCAAGCTCAACGGACGTATCAATCTAGAAACCATCTTACTTCGTGTACAGTAATAAATACTGTATAACGGAGTAATCAATGGCCACACCATTTGCAGGTAACGTAACAGCTGAAGCTGGATACGACGCTAAGAACAACATAGATACAGCCAGCCTGTTCAACGCCAACACAGGTACACAGTCCGGCGCACACATAGCTTTTCCAGGAAGTGCCACTGTAAGTCAAAGCGGCGTCACAGATCCTAACTGGGAATACGGCAGCACCACCAACAGTCTACGAGCCGCAATCACTGATTATGTTCGTATGCGTCTAGGCGATGGCATTGTTGATGTTGAGCTAGACAAAGAACACTATGAAATGGGCATTACACAGGCCTTGATCAAGTATCGTCAAAAAGCACAGAATAGCGTAGAAGAAAGTTACTGTCATTTACAGTTGATGCCTGAAACGCAGGAATATATTTTACCTAAAGAAGTACAAACAGTCCGTGCTGTTTATCGTCGTGGTATCGGCAGCGTGACAGGTACAACTGCTAGCCAATTTGAACCGTTTGCGTCCGGATACTTGAACACATACATGCTGGTAGCAGGTCGTGTGGGAGGACTAACAAGTTACGAGCTATTTGTAGACTATCAAAAATTGGCCATGAAGATGTTTGGTGGCTTTATGAATTACACATTCAATCCCACAACTAAAAAATTAACAGTGGTTCGTAAAATGCCGTTCCAGGGTGTTAATCCCCCAATAGATCAACAAGAAAGTGTACTGCTTTGGATGTACAATACCAAACCAGACCAAATGATTCTCAATGACACCTATGCTTTTCCTTGGATTCAAGAGTACGCCTATAGCTTCTGCAAGCGTATTTTGGGAGAAGCACGTAGCAAGTTCAGCCAAATTGCCGGACCACAAGGTGGAGCAAGTCTAAATGGCGATGCTCTCAAACAAGAAGCCTTGGCCGAAATGGAAAAACTAGAAGAAGAATTAAAAACCTACGTAGATGGAAGTCAGCCACTAACCTGGGTAACCGGCTAACTTGACACACTACGACGAAACATGTTACAATGCTCCTATAACACGGAGCATTTTTATGATCATCGGCGTATGTGGGTTTATTGGTAGCGGTAAAGATACCATTGCTGACTATTTGGTTGGGTTTCACGGCTATCGTAGAGACAGCTTTGCTGGCACACTCAAAGATGCTGTGGCGGCTGTGTTTGGATGGGACCGAGAGCTATTAGAAGGTCGTACTCCAGAAGCTAGAGCCTGGAGAGAACAGGTGGATGCCTGGTGGGCAAAGCGTTTAAATATGCCAAATCTTACCCCACGTTGGGTGTTGCAATACTGGGGTACTGAGGTATGTCGTCGAGCATTCCATGATGATATCTGGATTGCTGCACTAGAAGCACGTCTAAGCCGTCGTAGCGACAATACTGTCATCAGTGATGTGCGATTCCCTAATGAAATACAAAGCATACGCAACGCCGGCGGTAAAATTGTCTGGGTCAAACGCGGTATATTGCCATACTGGTATGATTCAGCAGTGGCAGCCAATCAACAGGTGCAAAGTGCTGTGGCATACTTACTGGCACAAGGTGTTCACATCAGTGAAACTGCCTGGGTAGGTACTCGATTTGATTATGAAATTGACAACAACGGCACCATTGATGAGTTGTACACAAACATTAAAAATCTGGTACTAGCGGAGCCTGCCGCCACGGCATCTGACTAACGGCTAATTCAATGGTGCAATTGGCACACACAGTTTTCAAATTGAACGTGTTGGTATTTTTTAAATTGCCATCCACATGATACACAAATAACTGTTTTATATGTTTGGCTTTGAAGTTGCATAGTTCGCAACGTTCTTTTTTCTTATAACCACTCTGGGCCCAAGCTGGCGGTTTGGGTTTTAATTTTTTCCCTATACGTAAACAAGCGTCGCATTGCCGACGATAGTAGGTGTGTTCACCACGATAGCAATTGATAGCTACGGGTCTGGCATTACAAGTCGGGCATAACGGTCTGGTCATACTGTATTTAACCGCAAACGCATTAACAAACCTTAAATAAGGGCACCATTGTGCCCAAAAAATGCCACTTCGTAATAAATAACTTTAACATGATATATAAAGGATTATAACCATGGCACTAGTTTCCCCAGGAATTCAAATTTCCATTAACGATCAGAGTCAATACGTATCTAACGCAGTTGGATCAGTACCACTAGTGGTATTAGCAACAGCACAAGATAAGACTTATAACGGTGCAATAGCATCGGGTACATCTGCAGCCAATGCAGGCAAATTGCAGAGCTTTACCAGTCAGCGTGACTTGGTGACAGCAATGGGCACACCCACATTCCGACTAAGTTCTGCGGGTACACCAATACACGCTGGCGAACTAAACGAATACGGATTAATGACAGCTTATAGTGCCTTGGGCCTAGGCAATCAGTTATATGCTATTCGTGCCGACATTGACCTGGATCAATTGGTCGGTACCAGTGTGCGTCCAAGCAACACACCTGCTGATGGAACATACTGGTTAGACTCAGTTAATACAGAATGGGGTATTTACAGTTTGAATCGCACTGATGTCGATTTTGACCACGTTACTCCTTTAGTGATCACAGATTCTACTCAAGTTGAAAACGACAATGCTTTTGCTTACAATGTACCAAAACCCAAACAATCTGTTGGTGCAATTGGTACCTACGCCATTGTAGCAGTAGACACCGATGGTACAAACCCTAATGTATTGCGTCTATGGAAAAAGACTGGAACCGATTCAGTTGCTACAGGAACTGGTGGACCCGGATCAAATGTCTGGGTACAAGTAGGATCTACTGCTTGGCAGTTGTCAACACCGGCTGTAACCGGCACTATTGCTACCCCGGGCGTTACAATCGGACAAACATTGGTTCTTAACGGAAGCACCGTTACTGCAACAGGTATAACATCTACCACCTTGGCCAGCGATATTAATACAGCGGCTATCACAGGTGTTAAAGCGGCTGCAGTTGGCGGTAAACTTACATTATTCTGTACAAGTGCTGCCACTAGCGGCAGAGTCACAGTGGCCAGCGGAACAATGAACGTAAGTACAGTACTGGGAATTACTCCTGGTACTTATTTTGCACCATACTTGTTCTACGGTGATTATGCTGAAACTCCCAGTGGTGGTTGGTTTACCACAGACTCCCAACCACGTCCAACCGGCAGTATCTGGTGGAAATTGGGATCTACCGGCGCTGGTCTAAATCCTATAATGAAAAAATACAGTTCAGCCACAGGTACTTTCCAAGCATTAAATGTGCCAGCGTTTTTAAACACCGACAATGCTGTTTATGGTCTTGATCCTATAGGCGGTGGCGTAAACATTGCCGAAGGTCAAACCATTGTAACTTATAGTGTAAATGATACCACCAGCAACGGTCTAAGATTTTACAATCACAGAGCTCGTAATGCCTACGAACCCAACGGAGAATCGGTTGCCTTTACAGGAACTCCTACAGCATTTACCGCAGGTAACAGCTTCAGTATTGACTACACCACACCTGGCGTTGAAGAAGTTGGTGCACCTATAACAATCACCTTATCAGGCACAACAACTGCTTCATTTGTGACTGACATTTTATCTGCCAACATTCCTTATGTGACAGCCAGCCTTGAAAGCAACGGCACAATTAAAATTACTCATCAAACTGGTGGTCAATTGATACTGTTAGATGTTAGTGGAACTCCATTGACTGCTGCTGGATTTGCAGCAGATGCAGATGGAGAAGCTACAAAAGGGTCTGGATATATACAAAATACCGTGACCGGCGCTTTTGTAATTTCTGCGTTCAATAATTTGACACATGAAAGTCAACTTGAAATAACCGATTCAGCTCCATATGCTGCTCCAGCCAATGGCACATACTGGTATTACAGTAGTGCTGCTGATGTTGACATCATGATCAACAACAATGGTTGGAAAGGCTATCAAAACGTAAGCAGTGACAGTCGTGGTTACAACCTGGGCAACACAGATCCAGCCGGCGTTATTGTTACTGCCACAGAACCACTCACACAAAGCGATGCCAGTGCATTGGTAGCAGGCGATTTGTGGTTAGATACTAGTGATCTAATTAATTATCCTAAACTATATCGCTACACAGGCACAGCCTGGGCTGCTATTAACACATCAGATCAAACAACCAGCAATGGTATTGTGTTTGCTGATGCACGTTGGGACACAGATGGCACCAAAGATCCGATCGTTGATGATTTGCCAGCAATCACCAGTTTGTTAACCAGTAACTATCTTGATCTAGATGCTCCAGACTATCGCTTATATCCGCGTGGCGCACTATTGTTTAACACACGTCGCTCAGGCTACAATGTCAAACAGTACAGATCAAACTACTACAATGATGTAAGTTTCCCAGATGTTGGTGCTAACAGTATTGGCTTACCAACCAGTTTGCCAGCAGAAGCTGGTGCATGGGTTAGCTCCAGTGGATTGAACACAGATGGATCAATGAAAGCTGGTACAGCTGCACAACGAGCCATTGTTGTTGCTGCTATGTCTAGTGCTATTGACAGCAATTTAGAAGTTCGCGAAGACCTGTATCAATTTAACTTGTTGGTAGCTCCTGGTTACCCAGAGTTGATTGACAATTTAGTAACATTGAACTCAGATCGTGGCGACACAGGTTTTGTTATTGGCGACACACCAATGACATTGGCTGCTACAAGCACAGCAATTAATAATTGGAACAGCAACACAGACGGTAATGGTCTAGCAACAGCAAGTCCATACCTGGCTGTTTACTATCCAAGCGGTGTAACAACCGACTTGACTGGTAACACCGTAGCAGTTCCTGCAAGTTATTCAGTGTTACGCACATTCTTGTACAGTGACAACGTCAGCTATCCTTGGTTTGCTCCAGCTGGAACACATCGTGGTCTAGTAAGCAACATTCAAGATGTTGGTTATGTTGATGCCAACACAGGCGCATGGACTCACAACTCAATTGGACAAGGTCTACGTGACAGTTTGTATACCATGAACATCAACCCAATCACACAGTTACCAGGAGTTGGTATTGTGGTATGGGGTCAAGAGACCAAGTCGGGTACAAGTACAGCACGTAATCGTGTAAACGTGGTTCGTTTAGAAAACTATCTAAGAACCATATTTAAATCCATATCCAATGGTTACTTGTTTGAGCCAAACGATCAAGTCACACGTAAGTCAATCTCAACTCAAATTGAAAGTGCATTAAACGACATTTTGAGCAAACGTGGTATTTACGATTTCTTGGTGGTATGTGATAGCAGTAATAACACTTCTAGCACCATTGCTAACAACCAACTGTATGTTGATGTTGCGATTGAGCCAGCACGTGATGTTGAGTTTATTTACATTCCTATCGCGTTGTATAACCCAGGTGCATTAGCAAGCCTAGGTACATCGTCAACTTAAGAATATAGATAAATAAGAGTATAGGAGAATAACATGGCCGTAGCAAGTTTAAGCAAATTTACAGTTCCACTATCAAATGACCAAAGTGCAAGTAGCCAAGGTCTTTTGATGCC